AGGAACGACAGACAGCAAACTTTAGAGAATCTATAAACCAGGCACTTGAATCAGCAAGCAGACAATATACAAGGAATACTGAAGGACTGAGAGCACAGAGAGATAACAGACGTAATCAGCTACAGAGTAATATTAATCAGGCATATAACCAGATACCATCATTAGGATCTGTACTGCTGAATGTAGCCACATCAGGTCTTAACTCATACGCTTCTCTACTACCAAACAAATGACATCTAGTGTTCAAAGCACAGCTTTTCAATCCTCTGCAAGACCTGTAGATACTTTTGTACGACCTCCCAGTGTTCAACCTAAAAGTGACATAGAACAGTTAGCAGAAGCATTGCAATCTATAAACCCTGCAATACAAAGTTTTATAGGTTCAAGAATAGAGAAGGCTGTAGAAAAAGAAGAAGCAGAAGGTACAGAACTAGCTATAGAAGATGCTGCTAAAAACTTCAAAAACATAAGTAGAGGAATTAAAAAAACTGATGGGGAAGATGCTGCCAGAAGACTTATCGGTGGAAGTATATTTGCAGATCGTGCCTATCAAAAAACTAAAGCAGAAATCTTAGGTAATAACTTAAAAAGCACTTTATCGAATAGCTATGCAACAACACAGGTAGATGGTAGATCTTTAAATTCTTTTTCTCTTGAATCACCCCAGTTTCAAACATGGCTTGAAGGAGAAAGAACAAAAGTTGTTGATCAATTAGGTGATATAAATCCTACCTATGTAAATAAATACTTTTTACCAAAATTAGCAGATGCTACCAGTACAGTTACTTCTAGCCATATAGAACAACATCAGGAATATAATCTTGAAAAACTTAAAAATCTAGCTGTTCCTCTAGTAAAAGGATTGATAGTTAGTGATGATGAAGAAGACCAGACTTTAATTACTACTTTTGAAGAAAGTATGAATAACTTAGGTCTTGTCACTAAGGATAGAAGTGATCTTAACAAAACAATAGTTGGAGTTTTACTTGATCAGGCAGAAGCTGCTGGTCTTTCTGGCAATGGTGATATAGAAGCAGCAGAAAATATCTTAGATATAGCGTTAAAGTTTCCTTATGGTGTTGATGGTAAGTTAAACCTTACTGCTCATCCTGATTATCAAGGCAAGGTAAATACATTAAAAAAACAGATAAATGATTTTGCTTTTACTCAGGAGAAACGCAGGCAGATACAAAAGGAAAGAGATAAAAATGATGACATAGTAAACACTATTGGTAGATTTGCAGAAACAGGTGATGCAAATTTAATTACTGAATTACAAAAAAGATATGTATTAGACGCTGCAAAGATTGGTACTGCTGCTGTTGCTTTAGATGGTAATACCAGAGAAAGATCAGCACAGATAGAAACAAGAATTATAAATGATGGCTTTGCTTCTAAGGCAGATGCAGCTACTGCTGCTCTGGGTTGGTACTTAGATGAAAGAACACCTAAAACTCAAGCAAATAGAACTAGATTAAGTCAACTTCTAGGAGTTGCTAATGGTTCTGAAAATGGAGATTTTAGTAACTTAAATAAGATGTTATCAGAACTAAATAGCCAACTAAAAGGTGAATTTAGTGGAGCATTATTTATTACAGGTACAACAGGTCAACTTAACGATAAAGGTTCTTCTGCTGTGAATGATCTTTTTAACGCAGCAAAACTAGAATCAATTCGTTACATCTTAGGTGAAGGTAAAGGTGTAGATCCTTTGACTGAAATTGAGAAATTAGAAGAGATTAAACAAAAAGCTATTAAAAAGGCTAGAGATCAAGTGAATTTAGTAACACCAAAAAGCGGAGTGACAGAGGGAGGAGAAAACGAAAGACAAGACTTAAGTGATATAGAAGGTGATTTTGAAGCGGGAGCAGCAACAGAAGTGACAGATGAAGAAGCAAAACGGATTATAGAAGCAGAAGATGCAGAGGAGAATAATATTTTTACAGTAAAAAGAGGTGATACTTTAACCTCAATAGCAACACAAACAGGAGTATCAATTCCTAATCTAATCAAACTAAACAACATAAAAGATCCAAATAACATACAAGTAGGTGATAACTTAATTCTTAAAGAAACAGAAGCAAAAACTACTGAAGCAACTAATAAAACAACAACAACACCAACTATCACTCAAAGCAGTAAACAACAGTCTATTGTTACAGCAGCCAATGAATTAGGAATAAAACCAGAAGATCTTGCATCTGTAATATCACAGGAAACAATGGGTACTTTTAATCATCAGATAAAAGGTGGTGAAGGAGGTAACTATAAAGGGTTAATTCAGTTTGGTATTCCAGAACGTAAGAAATATGGATATAAAGATGACATGACCTTTGAAGAACAGGTCACAGGACCAGTAGTAAGATATTTAAAAGATAGAGGAGTAAAACCTGGTCATGGTGTTAAGGAGATATATGCAGCTATATTGACAGGAAATGTATCAACTCTTCAAAGTGATGGTCTAACAAGAACAGATTCTTTTGGAACATCAGTTGAAAGTGCATTGCCAGAGCTTAGTCAGGGAGGTTCACATTACAACAATGCCCTTGATTTTCTTGCAGAACAAGGAAAGTTTCAACAAAAATCTTAAATAACCATGACAGATTCAAACCCAATAGCTCGTTTGTCTAAATTTAATCAAGAAAGACAAGAACGCAATAAAAAGTTTCGTGCGAGTCAAAAGGAACTTAGTAAAAAATTAAAACAAACTAAAACTTCTAAAGTTATTAGAGGTGCTTTATCTGGTCCTTTAAAAGCTGTTAATGAGACTGTTGAGTTTGTAGATGATATTTATGATTATGCTGCTGGTAATCCATACGATAATAATGAGCTTATAGATCTACAGGCATTAGGTCTTGAAATAAAAGGTGATAAAGAAGATTGGGCATATACCGTACCACAGGCTATAACACAGTTCTTATTACCTGCTGGTGCTATCAGTAAAGGATTAAAAGGTACAAAGCTAGTAGGGATGAATAATGCGTGGGTAAGAAATGCTTTTGCAGGTTTTGTAACTGATGCTGTTGTACAAGATCCTTATGAAGAGAACCTGTTCAATATGATCGACAAGCATCCAAGACTAGGAGGTGTTATTACTGACGTTTTAAAAGCAAAGACACCAGAAGAGATAGGCGTTGCAGATGCACGTTTTAGGCAGGCAGCAAGTGGATTGGTAGCAGGTGAAGCTCTTACTGCTTTAGGTCTTGGTGTGAAAGCTATTAAGAAATCACCTGAGTTATATGAAAGAGTAATAAAAAGATTATCAAGACGAGATGAAATATTAATGACAGATAATGTTGTTGATAATCTTGGTGATGAAATTATTGACGATCTAAATCTTCCTAACAAAGTTGTAAAGGATGGTGAGAAAGTAGATACAACTTTCAATACAAAAACTAAAACAGAAGGACAATATTTTCAAACCACTACTCTTACAGGTGGTGGTGATCCTGACGTACAGAAACTAATTATTGATAGAGCAGACAAGATAAAAGAACTTGATGCTAATAATGCTTGGCCTTACAAAAGAACCTTTGCAGACATGGTTCAATCTGCAAATGATCTGTTACCACAGGAAACCATAGAGTCTGCAAGATTATTTAACGCTAGATATGGCAGAGGGGGAGAAGAAGACTTACCTGCAACATTAATAGCAATGAATCAGTTGATGAATAAAAACGCTATCAATCTAGCTTCATTAGCAAAGTCAATGGATGAAAGTTTAGCTGCTGGCAATAAAGCAGGGTTTCAAGAACTTAAAGAACAATTTGTTACTGAAGCAAAAGTATTAGATGGTCTTATCACTCTTAACAAACCTCTTAAAACAGTACCTGCACAAACATTAGCTGCTAACAGAGCAGGTGGTGGGGTAGGTAAGGTAGCCGCTTCTGTAGATGATTTAAAAGGCAGAACACCAGCAGAAAAAGCAATAGATCAAGCTACTGATATAAGGGGAACAGTTAAAGAACCTACCGACCCATTAGCTGAGTTTTCATTACAAGAGATACTAGATGCTGCTGAAAATGGTGATAAAGCATCACTTAAAAAGCTAAGACTAATTACTAAGAAACTGCAAGCTGCACAAGGTAATCCTCAAGCCTTACAGAAAATGGTTAGTGAAAGCAAAATAATGAGAGGATTAAAAGTAAATAATGAGATTTTTATAAATTCAATACTATCTGGTCCAGAAACACACGCTGTAAACATTCTTTCTACTTCTTTAAATACTTTAGCTAGACCATTAGAACAAACACTTGGTTCGTTTGCTCAAGGTGATATGACAGGTGCTATCAGAGGTGGTAAAGAATTGTATTACCTTATGTCATCTATTACTGATTCTTTAAAAGGTGCAAAACTATCTTTACAAATTGAAGATAACATTATTAATCCAGGAGCAATGATACAAGATTCTGATCGCTTTCAGATAAGAATGGAAGGGAACGGTACTTTGGCAAATATGGTTAATGGCTTTGGTACTATTATTCGTCTACCTAGTCGTTTCTTACTTGCAGAAGATGAGTTCTTTAAACAACTAAACTTTAGAGCCTATGTAAAAGCCAGTGCTTGGGAAGATGGCATGAGAAAAGGTTTGCAAGGTGCTGATTTACAGAAACATATACAACAACAATTTGATGGCACTATTGAAATTGTAAATAAAAACAGCATGGCGAATGTCAAAGACAAATCTGTTTTAGATCTATACGATAAAGCACAAAAATATGCTGCTGAAACTACATTCACTGCTGATCTCCCAGAGGGTAGTTTAGGTGGTGCAATACAAGGAGTAGCAAGGCATCCAGCAGGTAGAATAATCTTTCCTTTTGTAAGAACACCAATCAACATATTTAAGGCACAGGTGAGAAGAACTCCTGGTGTAAATATGCTTTTACAAGAATATAGACAAGCACTTAAAAGTACTGATCCTTCTGTAGCAGCAAAAGCAAAAGGTGAAATGATTCTTGGTGGTGCTATATGGTCTGTTGCAGGCATGACTGCATTAGCAATTAATGATCCTATGTCTGAATTGGCTATCACTGGTGGTGGTCCTTCTGATTTCAATATGCTTAATCAGAAACGTGCTACAGGTTGGCAACCATACAGTTTTAGGTTTCTTTTGAGAGATGAAAATGGTAAAGTACGCATGGGAAAGGATGGTAAACCTAGATATAAATATGTCAGTTTTAAAAGGTTAGATCCTTGGTCTTCTTTTCTTATGATGGCTGCTGATGCAGCATCTATCACAGGTGGTCTCAGCAAACAGGATCGTGATGATTTTGGTGTTGCTGCTTCAGTCGCTTTAGGTCGTAATATTACAAACAAAACTTATTTACAAGGTATTACTGAACTTGCTGATTTGTTAGGAAAGCCTTACAAAATGGAACAATGGGTTGCTAGAAGGATGGCAGCAGGTGGAGGCTTTTTAGGTGTTGTACCGTTCCCAGGAAATCCTGTTAGTTCATTAGGTAGATCAGTTAAAAGAAATGTAACTTCTGATAGAGAAATATTAGATAAAAAAGTAAGAGCAGGTGATGATGGTTTTGTAATTCTTAGGAAGTTCCATAACGAATTAGTTTCAACAATACCTGGTTACAGTGGTGGTGATATTTTTCCTAAGCTGAAACCAATGAGAAACTTTATAACAGGTTCTATCATCGAATATCCAGTTGGTTTTGGTCCTGACAATATGAGTGTTCTTAATCCAATCAAAGAAACAAATAGTATTAATAACAATGTCTTAACGACACTTGATGATATTGGTGCAAGAATAACTCAACCATCAGATGAACTTAGTCTTGGTAGATTACCCAGTGGTCAAGCTATCGGTAGTGGTATAGAACTTACTTACGATGAACACCTTGACCTGATAGAAGAAACTGCCTTCGTAAAAATCAATGGTCAAACTATGGTCAGGGCTTTAAACAATAGAATCCAACAAAAAGATTTTCAAGCACTTATGAAAAGTGTAAGAGGTGAATTGATAGAGCAAAATAATATGGATATAGAAGTACAGGCACAACAAGCTAACAGAGATTTAGCAGAAGACATCTTGAGAGATATAGTAAATAAATATAAAAAAGCAGGTAAACAGATATGGTTTAGTAAAAATCCAGAACGCAAAAAAGAATATCTACAACTTCAAGCTACAATTAGGCAAGAAGCTAACAATGACATCCTTGAAGGATTTCAACAACTTAACGCTAATTAACTATGGCTACTAACACTGCTGCATCTTTTACAAACCATACTGGTAATGGTACTGCTGGTCCTTTCAGTATCTCCTTCTCATACTTAGCTGAATCAGAAGTTGATGTTACGGTCGGTGGGGTACTAAAAACCATAACCACCCATTACACTTTTACCAGTGCTACACAGATAACATTTACCAGTGGTAATGAACCTGGTAATGGTGTTGCTATCAAGTTTCAAAGAGATACCGCTATAGGATCTAAAAAAGTAGATTTTGTTGACGGTAGTGTTCTTACAGAAATAGATCTAGATAATAATGCAAATCAACTCTTGTTCAGTATGCAAGAGATAGTTGATAGTGGTGCAGGTACAAGTGTTACCTCAGTTACAGGTACAACCCCTATAGTCTCTTCTGGTGGTACTACACCAGCTATAAGTATTTCAGCAGCGACAACCAGTGCAGCAGGTTCTATGTCTGCTAGTGATAAATCTAAGTTGGATGGTATAGAAGCATCTGCTACAGCAGATCAAACTAACTCAGAAATAAAAACAGCTTACGAAGCAAATTCAGATACGAACGCATTTACTGACGCAGAGAAAACAAAACTATCAGGTATAGAAACAAGTGCTGATGTTACTGATGCCACTAACGTAAATGCAGCAGGGGCTGTAATGAACAGTGACCTTGATGGTAAAGGAGAACTGCTAGTAGGTGATGGTTCTGGTGATCCTTCAGCATTATCAGTCGGTACAAATGGATATGTATTAAAAGCTAATAGCAGCACTGCAACAGGTCTTGAATGGGCTGCTGAGTCAGGTGGAGGAGGTGGAGAAGCCAACCAAAATGCCTTTTCTACTATCGCAGTGTCAGGTCAGTCAAACGTAGCTGCTGATAGTGCAACTGATACATTAAATATCGCTGCTGGTAGTAATGTCACAATAACAACTGATGCTGGTAGTGATACTGTCACCATTGCTTCTACAGATACCAATACTACATATAGCGTAGGAGATGGAGGTCTTACACAAAACAACTTTACTGATGCGTTAAAAACAAAACTTGATGGTATAGAAGCCAGTGCAACGGCTGATCAAACAGCTAGTGAAATAAGAACTCTTGTAGAAAGTGCTAGTGATAGTAATGTATTTACAGATGCTGATCACACCAAGTTAAATGCGATTGAAGCTTCAGCAACTGCTGATCAAACTGATGCAGAAATTAAAACGGCTTATGAAAATAATTCTGATACAAACGCTTTCACAGATTCTGAAAAAACAAAGCTATCAGGAATTGAAACCAGTGCTGATGTAACAGACGCAACTAATGTTGCCAGTGCTGGTGCGGTCATGGATGGTGATTTCACCTCCAATGGGTTTATGAAGCGTACTGGTGCTGGCAGTTATACAGTTGATACAAATACATATCTAACTGCTGTTCCTTCTGGTTATTTACAAAACGTAAGTGAAGACAGTTCTCCGCAACTTGGAGCTAATTTAGATGTACAGACTAATGAAATAACTACGAGCACTTCTAACGGTAATATCAAACTTAATCCTAATGGTACTGGTGTTGTAGAAATAAAAGGAGATGGCACAAGTAGCGGTACTGTTGGAACATTACAACTTAATTGTTCTAATAATAATCATGGTGTAAAAATTGCATCTCCTCCTCATAGTGCAGGTGCTAGTTATACTCTTACTCTTCCTAATACAGATGGTAATGCTAACCAAGTATTAAAAACTGATGGGTCAGGTGGTCTTGATTGGGTAGATCAAACAACTGATACTAATACACAATTATCTAATGCAGAAGTTAGAACAGCAGTTGAAGCTGCATCTGACAGCAATGTATTTACTGACGCAGATCATACAAAACTTGATGGTTTAGTTAGTAATGCTACACATACAGGTGAAGTAACAGGGTCAACATCCTTAACTATTGCAGATAATGTAGTTGATGAAGCAAATCTTAAAGTAAGTAATTCACCTACTGATGGTTATGTATTAACTGCTCAATCAGGTAATACAGGAGGTTTAACTTGGGCAGCACAATCAGGTGGTGGTGGTGGATTAAGTTCTGACTCTCAATACAACACTGTAGGCGGTACTAATGCTGGTGATAGTTTTAGTGGTACAGATGCAACTGATAATACTCTTATTGGATACAATGCTGGAACAGCAATAACTACTGGTGACGATAACACAATAGTAGGTTCAGAAGCTGGTCAGTCTTTAACATCAGGCATTGGAAATACTTTATATGGCTATCGTTGTGCTGATGCACTCACTACTGGTAATTACAACACTTCCTATGGTTATTCTGCATTAGGTGCTGCAACTTCTGGATCATCAAATACAGCAATAGGAATAAATGCTGGATTCAAAATTACAACAGGTCAGTCTAACACTGCTATTGGTAGAAACTCGTTATTTAATCTTGTTGACGCTGGTAATTTTAACACTGCTCTTGGTGATTCTGCTTTAAAAGCTAATCTTGCTGCTAGTAACACAGGTCTTGGATATGAAGCTGGAGATAATATTACTACTGGTACAAATAATACTTGTATAGGTTATCAATCAGATGCAAGCTCAGCCACAGTATCTAACGAAATAACTTTAGGTAATTCTAGTATTGCTACCCTTCGTTGTAATGTACAAAGCATTAGCTCTCTATCAGATAGAAGAGATAAGACAGATATAAACACTCTTGATCTTGGTTTAGATTTTGTTAAATCCTTAAACCCTGTTAAGTTTAAATGGCAAACCAGAGATGGTAATGGAAAAGATGGATCGTATGAAGCTGGTTTTATAGCACAGGACTTTCAACAACTACAAAAAGATAATGATGCTGATTATTTAAAACTTGTAATGGATGAAAATCCTGACAGATTAGAAGCTTCTTACGGTAAACTTATACCGATTCTTGTCAAAGCAATACAAGAGCTTACAATAGAGGTTGAAACACTTAAATCAAATGGCTGAACGTACTACTGAAGAAATTGCAACTATTTTTACTAATGCTGGAGATAGCGTAACTGTAATTAACAACCTTGCTGCTTTGTCATCTCTTACTGATGAACAGAAAGATGAAATTAAGCGTAATGTAGAACATCTTGAAATTATCAAGGCTTATAAAAAAGAAGATAATACAACATCTATTTGGACAACTGAAGACTTCACAGCACAAGATGCTGCTGTTACATTAGGAAAAACAAAATACTAATTTATGACACGTAAGACAAACGAAGAACTACAACAAGAATTATCAGCAAGCTGTAGAAGTACAAAAGAACTGTCAGAATAGAGCTATTGCTATCAATGCAATATTAGCTGACAGAGCAGAGGAGGAAACTGAAGAAAAAACAGAAGAAGAATCTAATTAACCTTATTTATCATTTGACGTTGAATCAAGCCTAATGTGACGTATAGAGGTGATAGACCTATAATTAGAAATAACACAGCTATTGTCATAACAGACATAGTTTTTATCAATGCAAGTTTTATCATGTTTAACAAAATCGCTAATGTTCTCAGTATAGTTTCCTTTATGATGGTGGCAAGTATGAGTGGAGGTGCATACTTCGGTTATAGATATGTAACCTCAGAACAATTTAAAAGCAGAGTTATGAGTCAGATAATGAAAGAAGTGCAAACAATATTACCAGGACAAATTAACAAGAAACTACCCTCAGTTACAGGTAAGTCACTACCTTTCTAGTGGAAATAAAAGAAGTAAGTATTCCAGAAATTGTTATACCTAATGTATATATTCCACACGTAATCTTACCTTCATTTGATGTACTTAATGTAGAAACTATTGGTTGTAAATATTATCATCGAGATACTAAAAATACAGGTAATAGAAATTTACTTATAGAAGATCCAAATGGGGTGACAAGCAGTTGCCCATATCCATCGTTTTTACCTTTTAATTATCAGGCAGATCAATTGATAATTACAGAAACAGTAGCACCTGTAAAAGAAGAAGAACTAACAGAGGGTAAACCACCAAAAGCTAAGATACCAAAAGAAAAAAAAGATGAACCTATAGTTCCCCCCTGTCCTGATAAAAATGATCAGAGAGTAGGAGATTTTCGTAACGAAAAAAGATTAGAACGTGTTACAGGTCATAAAAGAGGAGATGATGGTATTGAATGTATAACTATCTATGAAAACGTACCCTTCAAAGATCAGTACATTCCAGAAGTTTCTACTATTGTATCTACTGCTGTTATTGGATTGGTTGCTGCCAGTACTCCACTATTACTTAATGCAGTCAAACCCCTTGTAAAACAGGTAGTAAAGAAACTAAGTAAAAAGAAATCTACTTCTGATTGATCTCATGCTTATGTGGTATGACCTGTCCTGGTGGTACTGTCACCTTTATCCCTTCACAAATGGTTGCATACTGTCCAACAAACTGAACACCAAGCTTTGATTGCTCACCACATACCCGAAGTCTAAAAAGTGCAATTTCTAATAACTGTTTCTGGTATAGTAATTCTTGATTTTTTATATTTACTTCTGTTGCTGCTAAACATAAGTCAGGTGCTTTACCTAACGGAATACTGATCTGTGCTGAGATTCCATAGTTCAAGTTATAGTTATCTTTTTCAAATCTTGGTGTCTCCTGTACATACTTAACTGCGCCAGTATCCTCATCATAAATATTCTGTCTGGTAACGTATTCTATGGGTCGATTGAATGACCACGCATCTGTCACATAAGGAGTAATTGTAAGGCTAGGAGAAGAGCAGACAATACCTTGTGACATGCGAAACTGAGGAGTACTTTGCGGTGCAATCATAGTTGCATTATTGTTCACTGTACCCTGTGCATTAGAGCTAGGACTTGCAACTGTTGTATTAGCCAAAACCCTTGTAGGACAAAGAATTAGAGCTATTGCCCAAAGGTAGCTTCTACAGTTACAGTTGTTGTTGTATTTATGGTGCGATTTATAGTTGTTATCGTGTCTAACCCTGGAGAAATTATCGTTTCTTGTAGAGAAAATGGAGAACCTTCTGAAACTATCTGCCATCTAGGAACACTCTCCA